GAACCATTAAGACTATTTTTCCTCCTCTGCTTTGGCAGCATGAAGAAGTTGAAACTAGCTTCCTCCATGACACTTCTATGGTCTGGCGCACGCAAGAACGTTACATTTCTCCCGTAGAAACGAAGAAATTCTTTTCTGAGCAGCTATCTCCATTGTTTAAGCAAAACGAAATTGCAATCAAGGACGTAGAAAAATTAAAATGCGACTTTGATTTGGTAATTGATTGCACTAATAATGCACTGTTGAAACCATCAAATAATGAATACTTTGAAACAGTAGCAATGTTTCTTTATAACATTCAAAAGCCTTTGCCCTTTGGTGCTCTCACTTATATTGACGGGCCATTGTTTTCTTTCTATCCATTCCATAATGGCACTATTTCTTTAAGTCATGTGGTGCATAGCGTTGCAACGGAGTCAGTCGTCCCTGCTAATGAAGAACCATCAAGGGAACAGTTGGAGCAGCTTAGACATAAAGCAGAAAATCATGTTTGTCATTACTGGCCTGATTTTTTAGACCATCTCTCTCAGGACAGCATTGTGCTTTCAATGAAAAGCAAGCGAAGCAATGCCAGTGCCTATCGAGCGCCATTATTTAAACAACAAGATAATCTTCTGTCTTGCTACACAGGAAAAATTCAAGGTATCTATTTGATTGAAGAGCGAGTGCGTCAGACGCTAAATGGCTTATAAATTTGAGCGAAATAATCGTACTCGCCTGGATAGTTTTTTGCCTTTAATAGCTCGCGAATTACTCCGCCTTCATACTTCGTATTACGCAATGCCTCTGCAAAACGTTCGTGCTTGTCCTGGCAAATAATGGCGCCAATGTTTTGGTCACTAATGTGGACATGCTTAATGTATGGAAAGTATTGAAGAAGCACGTCTTCTGGCCATTGACTCTCTAGCCATGCACTGTTTGTGTCGATCATTGTTGCTACGTGCGATAAAGAATACTCGGCAAGGCTTTGAACAATTTCTTCAACCGTGAAAAAGTATTCACCACCATATGGCTTAGCCACGGGCTCAATGCAAACAATACAATCAATGGCGGCAAGCGCATCGTTGTTTCTTGCAAGCGCGTCCATTAAATAACGCCTGTCATCTTTGCGCAACCCTGGACTGCCAAGTACCATTCTTTTCCATTCATATTTTTGCGCCATTGCTATTAACTTTGCCAAGCACAGATCAAAAGCCTGTTCATTCCAAAACGCATCAATGTCCATGCCGTAGAACAACGATTGAGCAGAATATTTTTGTAGACAGCCAGAAAAACGACTGTGCCTTTTAAAAGGCACTGCTTCTAATAGTTCAATGCCATCGGGAAGATGCAGCATAATTTCAGAATGGTCCTCGGCTTCCCAGCCAATCGCGCTAACTCCGAGCTTCATTGATAAATGCCTCCATCTCTTGCATCACTTCATCCTTGGAAAGCCAATAACCACTTTGCGTGGCCATGGTGCTGTAATCGTAAGAAATTCGATCCCCAGAAGCGATTTGCGCATTCGGAAAAAACTTGTCAATAATGTCCAAAGTTTCAATGGGAGGCGGAAACAGATTGATTACACCTTCGCCTTTTACCGATTGAATGTCTTGCCATAGACGATTAAGTGGATACCACTGATAGGCCGAGTTGCCATTGATTTGCTCCACATTATTATCATTAAGCAAGTCAAATAAAATGTTCTTTTTAATGAGCGGATGAAAGACAGCGGGGAGCCGCACAATGCAAGTGTTAAAAGCAAGCGTGTTTTGGATAAGTGTTTCAAATAGAAGCCTGTTGGAGCCGTAACCCAATGGGCCAAAATGTGTCCAAAAGTCTTCACTTGCTCCGCAGTCAGTATGTTGATAAATATCAATAGTAGAAATAAGAATTACTTTTGTCGCCCAAACTGTCGTCAATACATCGACAATGGAAAGAATATTGTTTAAATCTTTTGCTGGGTCTTGATTAACTAGCCACTTCGTCGCGGGCAGACATGCAAGATACAGCTCGTCTACTTGCCCCGGCATATTGGCAATATTCGGCAGCTCGTGAATGTTGCTGGAATTAAAGGTGGCATCAAAGTTAGTAGATTGCTGCAAAACTCTGCCAATTAAACCAGTGTCTCCTACAAGGACTTTCATGGGCTTCAAGCTTTGCCTTACTATACTGGCACAGCTTGTGGTTGCTGTCTAAAGTATTTAACCGTGCATTTGCAGCGTGCTCCACATGCACAACGCACTCCAGGCATAGGAACGCTGCCAATAGGCACCATGCCACGCGCTGCGTAGCCAATGCAATCTTGGCAATGCACTGCTTGAGCATCCAGGATACGGCGCATCAACGAAAACCCACGTTGTTGCTCGCGCATTTCCGTGCCTTGCCAATAAGAGCCCCGCACGCTCTGAGCATAGAGGCCAATACGAGCAGTAGCCATAGGGGCAGAAATACGGCCATCCAAAAGGTCACGTACAAAACCTTGTAGATAAGTGTATTCCGAACGGAGGCGTTGGCCGATGCGACCATATTCCGCGCTTCCCATCTCGGCCCTTCCGCCATAGCCAATGGTCGCTGCTTGAATGTGCGCTGCTTTAATTGCTTCACGGACGCTTCCCTGCCATTGATCAAGCGTAATTGAGCCGTCTCCTAACATCCGCGTGAAACGCTTTAGTTGCGTTTCCAGCTTGTCAATGCGACCATCAACAAGCTTGCCCACTGACGCTTTACTTAGGAAACGGCCCTTCTCGTCACGATAACGTCCGCTGCGACGGTCATAAGACCATTCAGCGTCCATCCTGATGGACATGACGGCGCTGCTGAACGAAGATAAATCATTCAGCATTGTCAGCCTCTAGTAGCTCTTTGAACTGTGCAGGAGCTTCTTCTTTCCATTGCTTCATGGCATCCTCAATGTCTTCGTCCGAAATAAACGCAGCTTCGTCAATGTCAGCAAGCATTAGCCCTTCCACTTTCATGGGGTCGATGGCATCTTCTTTTTTGAAATATTCAGCAGTAGTTTTCTTTCCTTTGAATGCGCCTTCTATTGAACCGTGCTTGCTCTTGTACAACTGCTTGTACTTTTGCGTGACATAGGCTCCAGCCACTGCACTCGGCCACACCTTGAACTTAGCCTTTGCTGATGCGATGGCTTGCTTGTGTAGCTCTTCATCTTTAAATTTGGCATCCTCTTTCTCCTCGCCACGCTTGTGCTCAAGATCGCCAGGTAGGTAGAGACCAGCCCCGTCCTGCACTTCTCGGCTCCCATCCATGGGGAGAGTGCCATTCTCCTCGTTCATGGGGTCGCGACCACCAGGGGGCACGGCCATCTTGCCGCTGCCTGCAGCTTGAGGAAGTTCCCGCACTACGGACGGGTCGAGCGTAAGCTCCATGCTCCACTCAGAACCGCCGTAACGAGCATCTGCCACCTCCTTGGGACTCAGCACACCCAGTTGGATGTAGCGACCGTCTACAGCCGCCACACGAGCCCTTACATCGGCCATCTCGCGTTCGTTTAGCTCGAACAATGGGTTGAATGAGACGCGCCAAGACTCAGGAAGCTCTCCCTTTGTCGGGCCTTCTTTGCTGAGCATGATCAGTTCCATCAATTGCTTGACGGGACGCTTGAAATGGACACTTTGGTAATCGGCCAATGTTTTGGCGAAGTCACGCTCTTCACTGCGACCAGTGGATCCAAGTCCACCAGGGCTCTCACCAAATAGCACTGTATGAGGAATCTTGCTGGCGCCAATAATATCCACACGCAGCTTTTCTAAGATTTCTCCAATGCCTCCAAAATTACGACTAATGAATTCAAGCTCTTCCTTTTCCGCATCAATCGCGTAGCCGCGATAGATGCTCTTGCTCATATCATTCACTTGCAAGCGATCACGAATGGAACTTTCTTTGCCAGCGGCAAGCATTGCCGCCAAGCCTCTCACCTTGTGAACAAAAATATCAAACTCAGTGAGGAGAGTGGCAGCAGAATTAAGGCCAGTCCAATAATGCTTGAAGCTGTCATAAACAGTCTGTAAGCTGCTCATGCCCCAGCCATAATTACGCTGCCTCACGCGATAGGGAAGCCAGTCCCCATCAAAACGCAGAATCCTATCTTTATGAATGTAGGACAATTGTGGCTGACTAATTAAATCGCCAGAGATGATTTGATAGTAAGTTGCCTTGGAATAATCGTATAGATTTTCTTCATTGATGACTGGCGCAATTTGCCAGCGGTCTAAGCATTCAATGTCTTCAATGCGGCGGATGTTGCGTTTATCCACTGGCATGTAGGCAGGGCGCCCATCGTCAATAAACAGAAGCAAACAAGCCCCTCCGTAAAGCCGAGAGTTTTTGGCAGCAAGATTAAGGTTTTCGAGAATGAAGAGATCTTCAATAACCTGCTCAATGCCTTGCACT